CAAATCCTCTTCCTGAGGAACCTGAGGGTTGGACTGGTCATCCCCTTATTTTTAAGGGTCCTGCAAGACGAATGTTGAAAAATCGTCTAGTGAGTCATAATCGTCAAAATGACACACTGTGGTTTGGCATCCTTCAAGGAGTCAAACGAGGATGTGCTGTTGTTGATGAAAGCTATATTGATAATAGTTATCGAAAACATCGTGCACAGATGATGGTCCCTCCTCCAGAAGTACCGGAAGAGTGGCTTGATCGGTTTCAGACTTATTGTACTCGATTGTTTGATCGAGTTCCAATTTCTTTTGTAGAGCCTAAGCTTTTTGAAGCTAGTAACTCTGCCTCTCTTGATTCCACAAGATCTACTGGTGGGGCAAGAGAGTACATACGTCGAGACTATCGTGGATCTGATAGTATCGAGTATGAACTTGGAGATGAGTTCAATAATGAGCTGATTGCTATTATTGAAACTCGTCCTGGGTATACAGAAGAAATTAGGGGACAATGGTGTCCTAGTTTGTCTGAAGTGATCAGGTCTGCCAAAGAAGAGGATACTGCCGTCATGGTTCAAGCCATTCTTGAGCCTCTAAAGGTTCGACTAATCACAAAAGGTCCTGCTTATCGGATGTGGGCTTCTCGTTATTTACAGAAGCATCTCTGGAGATATTTACAGAGATTCCCTTGTTTCTCTTTGACTGGAAAAACAATGGACATATCTGATGTGCAAGGATTGAAGATTCTAAGTGAACAGAATCATCCAGCCTTTCGTGATTGGGTCTCTGGTGACTACAGTGCAGCAACTGATGGTTTAAATATCAATTGCACCAAGATACTCTTTGAAGAGATCTTGAAGAGGACTGTAGTGGATCCAGACTTAGAGGATATTCTCCGTTCGGTTCTTTATGAACAAGTGATTTCATATCCTGATGATTCAGGATTAGAATCATGTCTCCAATGTAATGGACAACTTATGGGTTCAATCTTAAGTTTCCCCATATTATGCTTGATTAACATGATATGTTATTGGATGAGTGTTGAAGAGGATTTATGCTTCAACCCCGACTATCAATTCCATCCAAAAGAGCTGGCTGCTCTCGTGAATGGGGATGATATCTTGTTCAAAACGAACGATGGTCTTTATGAGATCTGGAAGAAGAATATCAAGAATGCAGGATTCACTCTTTCATTGGGAAAGAACTATGTTCATCGTAAGTATCTTACTGTGAACAGCCGTCTGTTTTATGACGGTGAGCACCTTAGAGAAGTTGACTACTTGAACGTAGGACTTCTCACTGGTCAATCGAAGTTATCCGGACGATCTGAGACAAAATGTCTCCCGATCTGGGACTTCTTCAATTACAGTGTCCCTGGAGCTTGGGACCCTGTTCGTGCTCGAAAAAGGTTCTTTCATTACCAAAAAGAGTGGATTGCTCAAATGACAAGGAGTGGCAATTATAATTGCTTTTTGTCTCCGGAACGTGGTGGTTTAGGATTCCACCAATGTGGTGAGTTTTATGTCACCGCTTTTCAAAGACGTCTCGCTACTCTTATTGATCAAAGAGTTGATCGAGACCTCTCTGAAAAGAAATTCCCCAAACTTGCTCTTGGTTTGGTTAGAGAGACAAAGGCTATTGGACCTCCTGTCATGCATGACGGTCGTGCTCTTAAAAGAACATGTGTCATAGGCCCTTTGCTTGAAAATGAGACTGCATATGAGGAGAAGACATGGAGTCCTCCTCCTTTATGCTTTGATATGATAGTCTCAGAGCTCAAGTTCCGACCGGTTCGAAACTTGGGAGAGTTAAGAAGTGGAACCTTTGTCCAGATGTCAGACAAAGATCTTCAAGACTCTTTCCGAGTGGTCAGAACTTGGTGATTTCATTATGACCTGAGCATGTCGTTAAACTGCTCATGGGGTTCTCATATTAATAACCCAAAACGGTGTATGTATATTCATACATACTTAATACTTCCGTACTAAGTTTGCTAGAAAGTTCACATCACTGTTGCTTTGAAGTCTAAAGTGGAGTTTAATGACTCCTTAAAGTACCAATTCTGAGAATTGATGGCTTTAGATGTAGACAAGGAGTTTCGAAAGAAACACAAATGTGCTCCGTATTCGCAAACGGAATGTCGACAGACTACACGGGTTAAGTCGCCTTACGAGGCAAAGGCTTTATGAGGATGTATAGTCGCTACAAGGAAAAGTAGGGATCCCATACAAACCAAAATGAAATCACAAAAGAAAGCTCAAAAGGCTCAAGCAAAGATGTTGAGGAGAGAGAAAGTGCAGGGAGGAAGGAAGACTTTTGCTCCTGTCGCTGTGAATGAAATTCAGCAGTTTTCCGGTGGGTCCAGAAATGGACGCCGGTCCTGGCGGTTCTCCGGTCGTGAACTGATCGGGGACATCAACGGTTCAACTAGCTTTGTGACTACAAAGTATTCGTTGAATCCGGGGATTGGAGAATCCTTTCCCTGGTTGAGTGGTGAAGCAGACAAGTGGGAACAGTATCGTTTCCACAAGTTGAGGTTCGAATATGTTCCTCGTTGTGCTTCAACAACCGTTGGGTCTGTGTTGATGTCACCTGACTACAACATCAGAGACCAGTCTCCCTCTACAGAAGTAGAGGCTGCTGACACATTCGGAGCAAAAGAGTCGTCAGTATGGAGTGGCTTTGGGATTGATCTTGATCCTAACGCCATGTTCCCCCTTGGCCCTCGAAAGATGATTCGAGGAGCCATTGTCGCTGGAGATATGAATCTCTACGACGTTGGTGCACTCTATGTGAGTACCACTGGGGAAGGAGATACCTCACTCATAGGTAAACTATGGGTGGAATATGACGTGGAATTCTTTGTTCCACAGAACTCTCCATCTGACTATTCTGGTCCATCAAGAACTAGTTTCTTTTGGAACAGTTCAAGTCAAAATTACATCAACAACGCGGAAACTCCTGCGATATTTAATCATGTTGAGGCTGATCCTTTGGGGATTGGTCCTCAATCAGGAGGTTACTATGTTCCGAAGAAGGGATCTTATTTGGTGATGTGCTCAATGAGTTTTGAGGACAGTGCAAATGAGGCCTTCAAGGCTGATGTTTCCATCAAAAAGAATGGAACAATGGTCACTCAATCTCAAGCTACAGAGAGCTGGGGTGCCACTTATGGCTACCTTGGTCTTACTCTGTTTGCCGTCGTCTCTTGTAATGGAGGTGACAAGATTGAGGTTGATGTTACTTTGATTGGTAATGCTGGTGTTCTGCGAGCATTACAGCAGAACCAGATTCTTTCTTTCCGCCCTGCGTGAAGAAGTGATTGATTCGGTGCCTTTCGAATGAAAGTGCAGGTGGTCTAACTCTTAGGCCTTACTCATGTAAAACTAGTACAAGAACCCTAGTTTTGAGTATCGTGGAGGGACTCAACATCCCCTAAGCCTCCTTGGTCGGAGGATACGTAGCTAAGAGTTGGAGTGTAAGTGGGGTTTAAGAGGTTTTGTAGTGATTCAAGTCCTTTCAGGTTTGATAACCTGTCTGAACTACTACAAAACCTGTTGAACTACCAGCCTAGGTACTCCATTTGAATGGAATCAATCCCTTTGGTCCCAAGTAATCGCTTTCCCATCCTATCGATCCTGAACTGATCATGGTTCGGAAGGGGTAGTGGACTACTGTCACTACTCGGATTGTGCTGTAAAATCTAAG